CTATGTACTACCTATAAATGAGTTTCACAAGTCTTATGTTTGTTTTAACTGCGGTTTTCAAACAAATGATTTAATGCGCGAAGGTGAGTTTAACTTTGAAGAGTATGAGAATGAAATGCCAGAACTTTATAAAGAGATCAAGTACACAGATTCAGAAGGTAGAGTTTGGTATCCTCATGTAATTAATATTGAAGGTAAAGGTACCGTATTTGCTAATGGATCATCAAAAGAAGATTGGCAATGGTCTGCAATCAAATCTGTACTTCTTACAGAAGAAGAGAAAGAAAGTCCTAAATTTAAAGGAAAGCTATTTAAGTCAGACTCAAAGACTTTACAAAACTTTGGTAATGACTACTTTTCTGCTTGTGATTATATATCATTTTTTGATGTACAATTAAATTAATGTTATGGCTACAATTAGTTATGCTATCACTGCTTGTAATGAGCACGTTGAATTAGATAGATTATTAGAGATGTTAACTAACTCTATAAGACTAGAAGATGAGATAGTTATACAACTTGATAAAACAGCAACAGCAGAAGTTAGATCTGTTTGCTTTGATTTTGGTAGGCCTAATCTTAGAGTAGTAGAGTATCCTTTAAATAATGACTTTGCTTCATTTAAAAATAACTTAAGTAAAGAGTGCTTGAAGGACTACATCTTTCAAATTGATGCAGATGAATATCCCCATGAGCATTTAGTCTTATCACTAGATGATATTGTTTCTTATAATCAAACAATTGATGTATTTTTAGTTCCTAGAATAAACACTGTTTCTGGATTGACTCAAGAACATATAAATAAGTGGAGATGGCAAGTGAATGAGAATGATTGGGTTAATTTTCCAGATTATCAGTGGAGGATATGGAAAAATAAAAAGGGCATTCATTGGATAAACAAAGTTCACGAGAGACTTAATGGATTCAGTCAATATTCTTTATTACCTCAAATGGAAGAATATTGTTTATTTCATCCTAAAGATATAGAAAGACAAGAAAGACAAAATCAATATTATAATACAATTTAGTTATGTCAAAAAAAGAACTGTATCAAGATCTAGAAGGTTACGAATTTACAGAGAAAGAAATACTACAATTAGTAGAAAGTTATATAAAAGAAAAACACAGTCAAAAAACATGGAAACCAGGTGAAGATTGGGTACAATATGCCGGACCTTATTTTAACTCAGATGAATATGTTGCCGCTGTTAAAAGTTTACTTAGTGAGTGGTTAGTATTAGGAGCTGATGCAAATAAATTTGAAACTAAATTTCCTAGATTATTTGGTAAAGAGTACGGTTTATTAGCTAATTCAGGATCGAGTGCTAACTTAATGATGATGTTAGCAATGACTTCTAAAAGAGGTTTAAATCTACCTAAAGGAACAAAGGTAATTACTCCTATTGCTGGCTTTCCTACAACAATTAATCCAATACTTCAAGTAGGTTTTCAGCCATTATTTGTTGATATTGAATTGGAAACACTTAATCTAGATCTAGACCAAGTAGAACAAGCATGCATTGATAATCCTGATGCTAAAATAATTACATTCGCTCACGTATTAGGAAATCCACCTAATATGAATAAACTAATGGAAATAGTTGAAAAGTATAAACTAATCCTATTAGAAGACTGTTGCGATGCTTTAGGATCTTCATTTGAAGGAAAACCGCTAGGATCTTTCGGTGAAATGGCCAGTTGCTCTTTCTACCCAGCCCATCATATGACTATAGGTGAAGGAGGATTCGTTGCATGTAAAGACCTAAATACAGAAAGAATCATTAGGAGTTTTAGAGAGTGGGGTCGTGGTTGTTACTGTATAGGAAAACAAAATCTATTAGAGAAAGGATCTTGTGGTTGTCGCTTCAATACATGGCTACCATCGCTACCAGATGATCTATTTGATCACAAATATGTTTATGAAGAGATAGGGTATAATTTGAAACCTATTGAGCTACAGGCATCAATTGGATTAGTTCAAATGGAAAAGCTTGAAGAGATAGGTAGGATGAGAAGAGAGAACTATAAGAATCTATTCAAAGCATTTAAAAAATATAAAGATCACTTTCATTTACATGAAGCGCAACCAGGTTCAGATGTAGATTGGTTTGCATTCCCTATAACAGTTAAGGATAGCTCACCATTTAAAAGATCAGACATTTGTCAATTTTTTGAAGCAAATAAAATTCAAACTAGACCATACTTCGCAGGAAATATAATGTTGCAACCAGCTTATCAAGGATTAATGGATCCAAAAGAAGTTATTGAAAAATTCCCTGTAGCAAGAAAAGTTACAACAGACACTTTCTTTTTAGGAACATCACCAGTAATTAATAAAGAAAAGACTGACTACGTTGAAATGATTCTTGATAAATTTATGAACAAATTATGAAAATAGCTTTTCTTACAGAAATGGGTTTTATAGGAAAGATAAATGAAGACTTTCCTAATATGAGAACCGAGTTTGCTTGGATGCACGCTCTAGATGCAGATCACTACAATATAAGATCTTTTGAATCTATTAAAGATTATGATCATGTATTCATAATATTTCCAAAAGGAGAAGTATATCTAAATTCAATAGGACTAAAACTCATAAACAAAACCAATCCAGTTTCAGATATACTAAGATCTAATCTAGTTAATAAATTAAAATCTAAGAATAAAAAAGTTCACTTTGTACAAGAAGGTCCTCATTGGTTGTGGAATGATTATGAAATTTATGATCAAATATACTTTTACAATTTAATACAAGAATGTGATTCTATATTTGCCCATAATCAATCAGATACACAATATTACAAAGGATTATTTCCAAACAAAGAAGTAAATACTATTCAGACTTTAATGATAGAAAAAAATGTCTCTTCAATAGTCCCTACTAAAGAAGACTTATGTATCATTGGAGGAAACTTTGCTAGATGGTATGGGGGTTTTGAGAGTTATATAGTAGCATCTAAGTTCTCTACTCCTATATATGTTCAAGATTCACATGCTAAGAGAGACGCAGAACAGATGATGGATGGATTGAATCATTTACCAAGAATGGAATGGCTAGATTGGATGAAACAATTATCCAAGTTTAAATACGCAGTACATCTAATGCCTACAGTAGCTGCTGGAACATTTAGTTTAAATTGTGCTTATTTTGGAATACCTTGTATAGGAAATGAAGATGTAGATACTCAAAATATATGTCATCCTCACCTGTCTGTTAAAGTTGGAGATGTAGAAAAAGCTTTGCACTTAGTAAAAATGCTAAAAGAGAACGAAAACTTTTATAAAGGATGTTCAGAAGCTGCAAAAGAAAATTATAAAAAATACTATTCAATACAAACTTGGAAAGAGAATATTTTAAAAATATTAAAATGAAAAATGTTAAATGTGGAAATAATGTCAGCATATCTCATTTCACAAATTTATATGGATGTGAATTAGGAGATAATGTATTTGTTGGACCATTTGTAGAAATTCAATCGAATGTTAAAATAGGAAAAAATAGTAGAGTCTCATCCCATTCATTTATATGTTCTAGTGTAGAAATAGGAGAGGATTGTTTTATTGCCCATGGAGTTATGTTTACAAATGATAAGTTCACAGAGAATAGAGATGGGTGGATAGAAAGAAAGACGGTAGTAGGAAATAATGTAAGAATAGGATCTAATGCAACAATATTACCAGTTAAAATAGGTGATGGTGCAGTAATCGGAGCAGGCGCAGTGGTTACTAAAGATGTACTACCAAATCAAATAGTTAAAGGAAATCCAGCAAAATGAAAATAAGCATAATACATAACACTTATAGGTATAATCCATTTATAAGAGAGTCTGTAATATTAAATGTAAAAGCATTAAAAGAAGCGGGAATAGATTATCAATATATAGTTTTTAATGATAATGGAGATAAAGAAATAGAGACTCTTGTAAAAGATCTAGATATAGAATATCATTATAGTGATTTTAATTATGGTTTTAAAATGTGTAGTGGTGGTTGGGTAGGAGCTATTAAATTATTGTCTGGTGATTTAGTTCATAATATAGGACAAGACGATGTGTTTACTAGTTTATTTTACAAAAAAATATACGAGAAATTTGAAAAAACTAATTGTGATTTAATATATTGCAATGGTTTTATGACTAATGAAAATCTAACCATGACAGGAAATTTACTAGGTCCTTTAAATGGTAATTGGGATTATAAAAATCCAAGAGAGGTTTTTAATAATTGGCTCGGAGTAGAAAACAAAAAGATAACAAAAGCAAATAATTACATACCAGCTCCAGGAACAGTCTATAAAGCAAAACTACATAATCAAATAGGTCCTCCAGATTTAGATAATTTTAGAGCTGTAGCTGATTTTGAATATTGGGTTAGAATTTTATATTATGAAAAATATATAGAGTACATTCAACTACCTTTGTGGCTTTATAGAATTTCTAAATACTCTGTTGGTAAAGAAGTAATTGATGGTAAAGTGAATGATAGAGATTTAGTTCCTTATTATCATGAAAAATTAAAAGAAAAATATCAAAATTTATTAGATAATGAATAATGCAATTATTACTGGAGGTGCTGGATTTGTTGCTTCTCATTTAGCAGAGGCTATTGAAGATAAATACGATAAGATTTATCTTATTGATAATTTAGTTCGCACAGAAAGTCTTAGAAATATAGAACATTTATCTAAACACAAATTTATTTTTATAGAGGCAGACATTTCTAAATTTGATTTTAATACTATAGATGCAAGTGTAGTATATCATTTAGCTGCTACAAGAATTAATAGATGCGCAAAGTATCCTGATGAAGGACACACCTTTTTAGCAGACGGAGGATTTAATGTTGTAAAACATTGTGCAGAAAATGGATTAAAACTTTTCTTTTCGTCTACTGCTTCTGTTTATAACAATCCTAAAAAATTTCCAATAGAAGAAACAGATCCATGTGAACCTCACACTATTTATGGAGCAGCAAAATATTACACAGAAAGTCTAATGAGATCTTTTGCAAAGACTCATGGTCTGAAGTATTCTATCTGTAGATTTTTCTCTGTGTATGGAGTTAGAATGGATTGCGAAGGAGCCTATACAGAGATTATTTTTAATTGGCTAAATGCTATTAACAGAGGAGAGAGAAAAGTAACAGTATTTGGAAATCCTAATGAAAAAGTATTAGATTTAGTTTATGTTAAAGATATTGTAAATGCTATTCTAAAAGTAACTGAGGTGTGGGACAATGAAGTGTACAATGTATCAACAGAGCAAGGTGTCACTATCACTGATCTTATTAAAACTATTTCAGAAACACTAAATGTAAATTTAGAAGTAGAAACTAAGCCTGAGAATAGAACAGATATAGAAAAGAAAAGAGTGGGTTCTGTAGAAAGACTTAGAGGAATAGGATGGGAACCAATATATGATTTATCAAAAGGAATAAAAGAAACATACGAATGGATAAATTACCTAAATGGTCAGAAATAAAAAATGAAGTAGGTCATAAGTACAATGACTTCTGCATATTAAGAGGAAAAGAAAATATCTTTTTGGGCGATGATGTGTGGATAGGATATTTTACACTATTAGATGGTAGTGCTAAATTAGAAATAGGATCAAAAGTTGCCATATCTTCAGGAGTTCACATATATACACATGATACCTCTTTTCACAAAGCTATGAATACTCCTAAATTACCAGAAGGAGCGCATGTACTAAGAGCGCCAGTTAAGATAGGTAACAACGTTCAAATAGGAGCAAACTCAATAATACTACCTGGGGTTACTATAGGTGATAATGTTATAATAGGAGCTCTGTCTTTAGTAAATAAGGATATTCCTTCTAATAGTATAGCAGTAGGAAATCCATGTAAAGTAATAAAAAATATAGAAAATGAAAAGATTAACTGAAGTAGGACTTAAATGTAATACAGATAAAGCGTATGGACATGGCTTTACAGAAGTATATGATGATTTTTTCTCTAAATTTAAATCACCTAGAATATTAGAAATAGGTGTTTATAATGGAGGATCTATGGAAATGTATAATCAATATTATGATTATAGTTGTGAAATAATCGGTATAGATAATGGAGAGCAGCTTTCTTATAAACCTAGCCATAAAAATATATCTATTCTAATAGCAGATCAATCAAAACCAGAAGAACTATTTTCAAGAGTAGATGGAAATTTTGATATCATTGTAGATGATGGAAGTCATTTTGTAGAGCATCAGATTAATTGCTTTAATTTATTATATAAAAAATTAAATCCAGGAGGAATTTATATTATAGAAGATTTGCATTGTTGTTATCACCCATTTTATAATCCTAACAATGTAAAAAATACAATAGATTTTTTAAATACTATAGAGAAAGATTTTTATAACATAAAAAATGTAAGTATATTTTCCAATAAACCTCTTGAAGAAGCGGATAATTTAAGTAGCATAACATCTGTTATAGAATTTTAATTTATGATAAAAGTTTGTTTAATAGGATACGGTTATTGGGGGAAAAATTTATTAAGGAATTTATCTTCTTTAGATAATTGTAAAGTTGAATGTGTTTGTGAATTAAATAAAAACACTCAAGATAAAATAAAATCTTTATACCCTAATATAGAGATAGTATCTAATTATGATGATGTATTTAAAAATTATAATGTAGATGCTGTAGTAATAGCTACTCCTACTCATACACATTTTAATTTAGCAAAAAAAGCATTAGACAATAATAAGCATGTCTTAGTAGAAAAGCCCTTCACTACCTCTGTAGAAGAGGCTGAATCTCTAATAGATTTATCCATTAGTAAAAATTTAACACTAATGGTAGATCACACATTTTTATATAGCGGAGCAGTAGAAACAATAAAAGATTTAGTAAAAACAGATACTATAGGAAAACTAAAGTATTTCGACTCCACTAGAATTAATTTAGGATTAATACAATCTGATGTGAATGTTTTATGGGATTTGGCACCGCATGATTTATCTATATTGTCTTATATTCAAAATGAGGATCCAATAAGCGTAACAGCTACCGGAGTATCACATACAAATAATCAAATAGAGAATATAGCATATATGACTATAAACTATCCATCAGGTTTTATAGCTCATTTAAATTGTTCATGGTCATCACCAGTAAAAGTAAGAACAACTTTAATAGGCGGAGATAAAAAAATGATTGTGTATGATGATATAAATCCTACAGAAAAAGTAAAGGTCTACGATTCAGGATTTGATTTTAAAAATGATGAAGATAAATCTAAAATATATGTAGACTATAGAATAGGAGATATCTATATACCTAAATTGAAAACAGATGAACCTCTAAGAAAAATGTTGCAAGACTTTATAAATTCAATATGGTTCTCTAATATTCCGGTATCAAATTATAATATAGGATTAAAAACAGTTAAGATACTAGAAGCATCACAAAAATCTATAAAACAAAATAGTAAACAAATATTAATATAAGAATATGAGTACAAAAATACCTTTAGGTAAACCTTATTTAAATACTGAAAATATATTAGAAGAAATTAGAAAAGTATTAGATACAAAATGGATCAGCGGTGGACCTACTATTGCTAAGTTTGAAGAAGAAGTTAAGACATATATAGGAGGGGGATTTCCTGTAGCTGTATCAAATGGTACTATAGCAATAGATATGTCGTTGTTAAGACTAAATAACGGTGAGAGATACAAATTAGAAGATGAAATAATAGTTCCTTCTTGGAGTTGGGTAGCAACTGGATTTTCACCTATAAATGTTGGTGCAACTCCTGTATGGTGTGATGTCAATGAATATGGCGTTGTAGATGCAGAAGAACTTGAAAAGTTAATAACAGTTAATACAAAAGCAATCATTATAGTTCATCAAATGGGTGTCCCATGTGATCTAGATAAGATAAATGAACTATCAGAAAAATATAATATTCCTATTGTTGAAGATGCAGCTTGTGGATTCGGTGCAGAATTTAAAAATAAGAGAATTGGAAACAGCAGAAATTTAGTAACGTTTTCTTTACAAGCAAGAAAGTGTTTAACAACAGGAGAAGGCGGATTAGTAATAGGAAGGAATTCAGAAGACGCAGAATGGTTTAAATCTTATAGAGCTTTTGGAACTAGTGTATCTCCTTTAGAAAGAGATAAGGCTCAATTCTTACTTAAAGAACAATTTAACATAGTAGGATCTAATTTTAAGATAAGTGATATAACAGCAGCTGTAGGTTTAGCTCAATTAAAAACTTTCGATGAAGAAGTAATTAAAAGAGATAAAGCTGGAATCAACTATAATAAATTAGTTGTAGAGCATCTATCAGAATATGCTGAAGTAGCTAACATAGTTCCTGATTATTGTACAAGATATAATTGGCAAAATTACCACATTTTATTAAATAGTAATATAAATAGAGACTTAGTCGTTGATAGATTAAGAAAAGAAGGTATAGGGTGTAAATGGGATATACAATGCATTCATATAGAGCCTGTGTTTAATAAAAAATACGAAAGCATAATTTTACCAGGATCTATGAAATTTCATAATCACGGATTGTGGCTACCTTTCTTTGCAGAAATTTCTGATGAAGAACAACTCTTTGTTATTAATACACTTAAAAAAATAATAAAAGAAATAGTAGCTTAATGAAAATATTAGTAACAGAAACTTTCCTACACTTTTTACCAAATGGATTAGGATGGATAGAGGGTTTTGAAGATCTAGGACATACTGCCTATGGTTTACAGTCTCATGTTAATAACATCAATGATATAGATGAACAATTGGATATTTTAATATTCATGGGCATGCACACATTAAACTATGATGATGTTGTTAAATTTAAAGATAAATGGCCTGAAACTAAACTAATAGCCGTATGTGCTAACTTTGATGAATCTTATTTAAAATTAAAACCATACATACACACTTGGGTTCAACATAACTATAAACACTCAATAAGCGATAGATTATTTAGTGAGGCAGGAATGAATCTTATACACGTTCCTCTAGCATCTAGTCCTAAACTATTTACTAAATTAGATTTAAATAAACAGTTTGATGTTTCTTTTATAGGACAGTTTGGAGAGAATAAGGGACATGGATATAGAGAGCAAGACTATTATTTAGATCCTATAATTAAATCCAATTTAAAAGGGTTCTATTCTGGATTTTATAACTATCCTCATATAGCAATTAATGATGTGAATAAAGTTTATAATGCTACTAAAGTTAATTTAAATTTCCATTATCCATACCAAAAATTAGAATCAGAATTAAGTACTGACTCTATAGACTTCAATAGTAGAGTATTTGATATTTGCATGAGTGGAAATTTTCAATTATGTGATCATCCATATGTAGGTGAACTTTTTGATAAAGGATTAAAATACACAAGCAAAGAAAATTGGTTAGACACTTTAGAGTATTATTTGAATAATGAAGAAGAAATGTTTATTTTAACTAGAGAAGCACAAGAAGAGTGCTTATCTAAGCACACATGGAAATCTAGAATGTCTGAGTTTTTAAATAAAATTACCAATTAATGAAAAAAGTTTTATTCTTAATGAGGCTGAGAGAGCCAAACAATGAATATACTACTGCTATATTTAATTGGTTCGGGCCATTAGAACACTTAGGATATGAAGTTCACTATTATGAATACAATAATTATAATCCTGACGAATTCTATGAATATGCAAAATCTCTAAAACCAGATTTTATTTTTCATCCAACATATGAAAACTTCCATCCAGAGTTTATAAGACTCAGAGAGTTCTCAAAAGTTTATTGTATACATTCTGATGATGATTGGAGATTTGAAAATTATGTAAAGCATTGGATACCGTTTACAGATGGAGCAATAGGATATCAAAATCAGTTAAGTAGTTATGTTGATGCTGGAGCTTCTCAAAATTATTATCATAGGGCAAGATGGGCATTCAATCCTAATACTATGGTGTTTAATTTTAATAGTGAAAAAACTTATGGTTTAAGTCATATAGGAATTCTACATGGAACTAAATCACAAAAATTAAAATATCTACAGGATACAGGATTAAAAATAGATCAAATAGAATTAAAGTCTCCTAGCTATTCTAATTACATGGAAACTTATCATAGATCTGTAGGATCAATATGTTTTACAAATAATTCTTTAGGCACAGCTACTCAAAGTAAAACTAGGTTAGCAGAGATGCCATATTATTGTGCACTAATAAGTGAGCCATGGCCTAACATGGAAATGTGGAATATGGAACCTAATACTGATTTTATATTATTAGATGGATCATCTAATTCAATAGAGCTTGTAAATAAATTATTAAGTGATAAACAATTTGCTAAAGACATGCATAAGAGGTCTAAAGAGATTTTAATAAATAAAAATACAGTCTATCACGAATGGGATACCATAATGGAAAAAATAGATGAGGATTATAAAAAAGTTGATATTAATTACATACTAAAACAATTTAATTTATAATGAGTACTAAGACTAAATTGGTAGTAGCAGATATGTATAGAGCGAAGAATAAATTAGCATTCTTTGCAATGCATCAAATATTGAATAGACTTCCAGAATTTGATATAGAATTCCATATAATATGGGATGATCCAAGATATGAAGACGAATGGACTGAGAAAATAAATAATTTAGATTGTAAAACAACGTCTTATTCAAAAGAGATGTTAAACAATTACTGTAGAGAACTTGGAATTAGCGAAGATAGAATAGAATCATTTGATAAATTTAAATCAATATACTTTATTATTCATGGACACTATCTAAAAAATAAAAGTATATCAAATTATTATTTAATCTATGATGATGATATTATTTTAAAAGAAGATATTCAAGAGTTTAAAGATTGCTTAAAAAATGAAGTGCCGTGTCTTATAGCAGAGCCAATGAATGCAGGTTGTGATAAAGTACTATTTAATCAACTTCTAAATTTATATGGAGGACAAGAAGCTTATAACTATTATCTAAGTGTAAATCCATCAATGCTAGGATTTAATGCAGGTATACAAGGTATAAGTTTAGATATGTATGAAGATTTTTTAGATCCAGAATATTTTAAATACTTATTAGATTTATTTAACTATAGAGGAATATTCAATGAAGACGGAAGAGAAATAACAGGTCCAGAACGAACAGCTATAGATACTCAACAGCAATCTTTTTTTGGTATTATGAATATAATAAGATCTAAAAAGCAACCTGTTATATTAGATCCACAAAAATATTTTATATGTCCTAACTGGGGATATCATCCAATTTATGGAGAGATAAATTCTCAAAATGAATATAACGGATGGGATATTAATATGAAATCTAAAATAGTACACTTTATAGGACATACTGTACTAGAAGGAGTTTATTATGGTAAGCCAAAAATGTATCATCAATTAGTTGACGAGTATTTAAAAAAGAATAATATAGTATGACAAAGGTAGTTTACGTAACAGGTTGTTTTGGACTTATAGGAAGTCACATAACAAGAGCATGTTTAGAAAAAGGTTGGTACGTTAAAGGAGTTGACTCATTGACTTATGCAGCTAATGAAGATTTGATAGAAGAATTCTGTTTCTATGATAAGTTCTCTCTTGTAAAAGATGATATAAATAATCTTAAGTTTTTATATGAGTGCGACTATATTATTAATACTGCAGCAGAAACACATGTAGGTAATTCAATTGCCAATTCAGATAAGTTTGTATCTTCTAATATTAACGGAGTTCATAACTTACTTGAGCTATTAAGAAACTATAGACAAGAAACAATTAAGGTTCCTATCTTACTCCATTTCTCAACAGATGAAGTGTATGGTGATATTGAAGATGGTACTCATAATGAAAAAGATCTTCTTAAACCTTCTAATCCATATTCAGCAACTAAAGCTGCAGCTGATCAATTAATATTGGCGTGGGGTAGAACATATAAAATACCGTATGTAATTGTAAGACCAACCAATAACTATGGAGTAGGTCAATATGTAGAGAAACTTATACCTAAAGCATGTAAGTATCTATCATTAAATAGAAAGATACCACTTCATAATGGAGGATCTCCAATACGTAACTGGCTTCATGCAGCAGATACCGCTCAAGCTGTGATTACTATAGTTGAGTCTGGTGTACAAAATGAAATATTCAATATCGCAGGTGGTTATGAGCAAAGTAATTTATCCACTGTAGAGAAAGTTATACATAATTATACTGGATTAAGTACATTTGATATAAATGAATATATTGATACAGACTACTCAAGACCTGGTCAAGACGTAAGATATGCTTTAGATGATAGTAAGTTAAGAAGTCTTGGTTGGGAACCAAAAAAACAATTTGACTCAGAAATAAAAGAAATTGTACAGTATTACAAATCAAAGTTTATATGGTAAAAGTAAGTGACGTTATCGCAGACTATCTAAAAGAGAAAGGTGTAGAAGTAGTATTCGGTATTATTGGATCTGCTAACTCTCATATCTTTGATTCTATTAATAAATTAGGTTACACTAAAATCATTAATACACATCATGAGCAGGCAGCAGTGCTTGCAATGGGTGCATACTATAGAGCATCCGGTAAATTATCTGCTGCCATAGTTACTGCAGGAGGTGGATCAACTAATGCTGTTACAGGAGTTGTAAGTAACTGGGCAGACTCTGTACCTGGTATTATTATCTCAGGACAAGAGAACTATAACTATGTAAGTACACAAGAAACATTGAGAATGTATGGTACTCAAGGATTAAATATAACTAAGATGGTATCAGAGGTAACTAAGAAAGCAGTGGCCTTTGATGATCAAATGAGTATCTATAAAGTATTAGAAGATCTTGATAAAGAAACAATATCAGGTAGGCCTGGCCCTGTATGGTTAGATGTTCCTATGAACTTACAAGCAAAAATGGTAGAGAAGAGAGATTGGAACTTCTACTCTAAAGCACTTAAACATGTATATGTTGATGACATTATTGATGCCATAAACCAATCAGAAAGACCTGTTATTATTGGAGGAAATGGTATTAGACTTTCAGGAGCTAAAGATATATTTAGACAGTTTGTTAACTATGCTAGAGTTCCTGTATTGCTTAGTTGGTCTGGTATAGACTTGCTTGATGATAACAATGAATACTATTTTGGTAGGTTTGGTTTGTATGGACAAAGAGCAGCAAACTTCATCGTACAAAATGCAGACACTATTATTGTATTGGGAAGTAGGTTAGCACTACCACAAGTAGGTTATGACTTCAGTCAATTTGCAAGAGGCGCTAAAATAATTGTGATTGATATAGATGAACTTGAAGCTACTAAATATAAAATACATCAACACATAAAAGCAGATTGTTATGATACTATATACAATCTTATAGCTAAGACATTTATGCTATGGGGATATAAGAAAGAGTGGATGGCATATTGTCAAGTAATGAAGAATAAGTATCCTCTAGTAGAAAACTATCATGAAGATAATGGATACCTGAACTCTTATAGGTTCATAACTAAGATGTCAGACTATTTGAAAGACGATCATATAGTGGTAACTGATATGGGAACAGCTTTATTGAGTGGACATCAGAATATAAAGCTTAAACCTAACCAGACCATGTTTACGTCACAAGGTCTTGGTGAGATGGGTTATGGCCTTCCTGCTGCATTAGGTGCGGCTCTTGCATGCCCAAACAAGCCTGTGCTATGTATGAATTGTGATGGTGGAATGATGATGAACTTGCAAGAACTTCATACAATTATAGAAAATAATCTTCCTATTAAGATTATCATCTTCAACAATGATGGATATCTGATGATCAAACATACTCAGAAGATGTTATTTAAAGGAGACTATGTTAGTGTAAATAAAAAGACAGGAATAGGCTTACCTAAGTTTGATAGAGTTATGCCGGCTTTTGGGTATAAGTATTATGATCTCAAGTCATGGGATAACTTTGATCAAGTTATGTCTTATTTTATAAATGAACCAGGTCCTGCTTGTCTAGAAGTATTTATGGATCCAGAACAAGATTTTATACCTAAAGTTAAAGGCGTATTGAGAGAGGATGGAAGTATATTCCCTCCACCAATTGAAGAGATGTCTCCATTACTTTCTTTAGAAGATGTAAAACAAAACATGGTAATAGAGATTAGTGAAAAATCTAAATTAATTAAGAGATGATTAAAGCTGGAATTATAGGAACAGGCAATATTGGTACTGACTTACTATTGAAAATACTGAAGACAAACTATATTAAACCTGTAATATTTGCAGGCCGTAGAATGGATTCAGATGGTATCAGAATAGCGCAATCAAAAGGTATAGAAGTTACAGATAAAGGTATTCAATACTTTATTGATAATCCTAATTGTTGTGATGTAGTATATGATTGCACAAGTGCAGCAGACGCTAAAGAACATGCTAAGGTATTTTCTGAACAGGGGATTAAAGTGATAGACTTGACTCCTGCTAAAGTTGGACCTTTGTGTGTACCTAGTATTAATTCTAGAGTTATATTAGATTCTGGTAATGTCAATATGATTACATGTGGCGGTCAAGCATCAATGCCTATGCTTAATCTTATATCTAAGTATTGTGATAAGTTAGACTATATAGAAGTTGTATCTCAAATTGCATCTAAGAGCGCAGGTATGGCAACAAGGATTAATATCGATTCTTATATTCATACCACAGAAATGGCCATAAAACAATTCACTAAATGTGATAATTGTAAAGTGATATTGAATTTAAATCCTGCTGAACCATGCGTTGATATGCAAACTACTATGTTCTTGAAGTTTCAAAATATTGATTTTGAAGATCTAGTTGAAGAGATCTATAAGAAGATTAAGGAACTAAAGACATATATACCACATTATGAATTGGTATTGCCACCAGTTATTAATGATGATATACTTGTGTTGAGTATCAAAGTGAAAGGATCTGGTGATTATTTACCAGAGTATGCAGGTAACTTAGACATTATTAATTGTGCTGCAATTGAAGTAACTAAAAATTTATTGTAATGAGTAAGATCATAATAACAGATTCATCTTTAAGAGATGGTAACCACGCAGTCAAACATACAATTAATCTTGAACAAATAAAAAGATATTGTGAATTTGCAGATAGGGCAAGAATTCCTATTGTAGAAGTAGGGCATGGTAACGGTTTAGGAGCGTCGTCTTTATTGATTGGACAATCTCCATATACAGATAAAGAAATATTAATTACTGCAAGAGAGAGTCTTAAAAGATCTAGACTCGGTATTCATATTATTCCTGGAATTGCTACAGTCAAAAAAGATATAGAACAAGCAATTGATTTAGGTGTAGATGTATTTAGAATTGCAACACACTGTACTGAAGCCACTTTATCTAAGTCTCATATAGAATATTTAAAGAGTAGAGATAAAACAGTATTTGGTGTATTAATGATGAGTGCATTGGCTGATACTAAAACATTAGTAGAGAATGCTAAGACTATGGAAGAGTATGGAGCAGAGGCAATAATCATTATGGATTCTACAGGTACATACTTACCAAAAGATGTATATGAAAGAATTGACTCATTAAAGAATAGTTTAAATATTGAAGTTGGTTTTCATGCTCACGATAATTTAGGATTGGCCACAGCAAATTCATTAACTGCTGCAAATTATGGAGCAACTTATATTGATGCATGTATTAGAGGTTTTGGAGCAGGGGCAGGCAATGCACATTTAGAAATGATCATCCCTGTATTAGAGAAGAGTGGATATGAAGTAGACATAGACTTTCAAAAAGTTATCATAGAAGCAGATAAAGTCATGGACTATCTAGTACCTTCAGCACCGATATCTACTCCAGTTAATATCTTAACAGGATTGAATAGACTATTCTCAGGATTTGAGAAGCCTATTATCAAAGCATCTAAATTATTTGGCATAGAATATTCATCATTAATATTTGAACTTGGAAATAGAAAGTTAGTTGCTGGTCAAGAAGATCTTATATTAGAGGTAGCACAAAAGCTGAAGAAATGAAGATACTAATTACAGGTGCAAATGGTTATATAGGAAGTTCTTTATATAATGCACTTAAAGATAAGTATGAAGTAACTGCTATTAGTAGAGATGATTTTAATCTAGTAGATATTGAAAGAATGATTAAGTTCTTTAATGGTAAGTATTTCGATGTAGTACTCCATTGTGCTATAGCAGGAGGAAGCAGATTAAAAGAAGATAGTTGGGAAACAATGGATATTAATTTAGCAATGTACTATAATTTATTGCAGTGCAAAGTACATTATGCAAAGTTAATCCAGTTTGGTTCAGGAGCAGAGTATGCACAAGACGATAAGCCATATGGATTTAGTAAGAGAGTTATATCTAAGTCTATAGAGAATAGAGACGGATTCTATAATCTAAGAATATATGCAGTGTTTGATGAGTTAGAGTTAGATACCAGGTTTATTAAGTCTAATCTAAAAAGATATATAAATAAAGAAGACATGCAGATACACCAAAACAAATACATGGACTTCTTTTATATGCAAGACCTAATTAAGTTAGTAGACTATTACATACTGCATGATGGTCTACCTAAACAAGTTGATTGTACGTACGAAGACATTAAGAGTCTAAAAGAAATATGTGAGTTTATAAATACTCTTGACGATCATAAAGTGGGTATACAATACCAAGAACAAGGACTAGTAAAAGGATATGTGGGATTCAATAAAACTTTACAGTTAGACTACATAGGACTTAAACAAGGAATAATTAACACATACAATAAATTGAAATGAAACAAATAAGCTTTATAACTAATACAGGACCTAACACATTAGAGTATACTAAACTGTTGTTAGAGTCTTTAAAAAATAATTTAGTTGGTAAAGAACATGAGATCATAGTCTTCGTAGATAAAGATACAGATGATACGTATGAATATCTTAAGAGTATTAAGAATGACTTCTATGATCTTAAAATAGTTACACACAAATTACAAGGACCCGTAGGCTATCAAAGAAACTCCAACTTACTTGTTGATATAGCTAAGCATGATATTGTAAGTTATCTCCAATCAGATATGGTTATAGGTCCTGATTATGATGTCAACATTCTATCTCAACTAGAAGACAATTGTATATTATCTGCTACAAGAGTAGAACCACCATTACATGGATATTCAGACTACACTATAACGTACGATTTTGGAACAGATCCTACAGTATTTGATATGGATAAGTGGAATAACTATTCTAAGATAGTAAAAACAAGTCAAGCAGCAGAATACTTCTTTGCTCCTATAACATTCTATAAGAAGGTGTGGCAAAGTATCGGTGGTTATGATACCATATTTAGAAGATCAAGAGAGGATTCTGATTTTGTTCAAAGGTGTGTTCATGCAGGAATAAAAATGATACAAACTTGGCAAGCTAATGTTTATCACTTTACTTGTATAAGTTCCAGAGGAAAGAATTGGTTTGATGAGAACAACCAAGAAGCAAAAGACAGGGTTGAGTTACAGAAGATAGCTGATGGAATAGAGATCAGAAGGTTCCTAAAGAAATGGGCTGGATTTAATCATGGTGAACAGAAGCTAAAAAAGATAGATATAGATCTTATAATAAAAGATGAGAAGCAATTAAACCCTCTGTTTATAGCACAGTTAGAAGTATATTCATCTAGAGTATGGTTAAAATCTCAAGAGTATGTAAACGTGATGATGCAGACATTCAGCAACGAACAGGATCCAGCTAATGAACTTTTAGGATATACAAAAGAAGGGTGGGAGGAAGCCAAGCATCTATTTAGAACTACAGATTTTCATAGTATCTATAATGTAGGTGAACCAATAGACTTCAATGTAAAGATAGAGGTTGACTTTACAAATGTAGATCCTAGCCAAGATCAATTCTTACAAAATGTAACTCGCTTGGGTGACATTCTGGATGGTGCAGAACCAGGAATATATGAATTAGGATGTGCAAAAATAGAGGTCAGAAACATTGTGGATTTAACCATGGATCAAATAATTGTACAGAATCCATCATTTGATATGTCATTATTAACCATAGAGTAAGATATTTATATATAAAAAGATATGGCAGAAGCTATTAGTCCTCTATTTGGTATAACTGTAGGAGGAAAGAAATATAAACTTAGATTTGATGTAAATGATAATCCCACTAAAAAGGGAGTAAAGATGCAGTTCATATTAGATCAAGAGTTTGAAGATCCTAGAGATAAGCAAATGCTAGCTAATGAAATTAGTGTAGCTTTACAGAAAAGGCTTGGAGCTTCTGGAGTTATGGTTGACTACGACGATCGTAATCCATATAAAAATGTAATAGGATTCATTGTACCTTTAAATTCAGTAGCAATGATGATTATTAAAGCCATGAAAGGAGGAGGATAAACCAAACCTAAATTAGTTATGAAAAGAAGAGTTGTGAGAGCCTTGTTTGACCAACCAGAATTACTTAGGTCAGAAGATATAGCCGAGTCTCAGATATTAAAAGAACTTCTTAAGATACATGTTCCCAATTCCGTAGAGGACGCCATAATCAATGGCAAAATATATGCGTGTATATTTGAGATAAATGATTCTAACCATTACATAGAGATCCACAAGAACCACTGGATCCAGGCATTAGAGACTTGTTTACTTTGGTATGTTGAAGATGAGAACTATGAGATGTGCAATCACATAAAGAACATCATACAATCTATTAAAGATAAGAGTAAGATCAGTAAAGTATCTATTAAAAAGAAAAAAGATGGAGAAGGACTTTAAGCAAATACAGTTAGGAGTAGATTCGATAATAGGTACTAAGACTATCATAAGGAGAAAGAAGAAGTCTACAGCAGACAAGAAGAGAGAACTGTTCTTCAACTTAATAAATGGTATTGATGAACTAAATGTTAGACAGAATATCATGTATGGAGATCTTAGTTTAGACTTTGCAGACTACGATGAGAAGTTCTTTACTGTTATTGATATGCTGATATACATGCACTTTGGTAAACAGTGCACAGAACTCATAGGCTTTTATTTATATGAAAGAGTAAACGTAGATGGTACGATTAATCCGGTTATAGTGAATGATAATGAGGAAGTCATATTAGAAACTCCATACGATCTATGGAATTTAATATGTAAAGTAAACCCGAAGATAGATGAGTAAGCAATATAACTTTACTAAAGAGAAGATGGCCAGAGATAAAAGGCCAGAAACTTGGTGGCATAGAGGACTTCAATTAACAGAAGCACAGTTAAGAGAAGCCATGGCAAATACACGTAGTAATAAAGAAGCCGCAAGATGGCTTGGCATTACAGACATAACATACAAGAAGTATGCAAAGAATACTTTTGATGAAGCAACAGGAAAAAGCCTGTTCGAACTTCATTTGAACCAGTCAGGAAAAGGTATGCCAAAAAACTGGGCTGGTGGTAAATGGAAAAAGAATCTAGATGAAATGCTAATCGAGAATCAACCTATCAATTCTAAAAAGATATTAAGGTTGAAAGAACTACTCATGACAGATGGTAGACTTGGATTTAAGTGTTCTGCTTGTGGTTATTGTGAGAAGAGATTAACTGATATGAAAGCTCCTTTGTTACTTAACTTTAAGAACGGTAAGAAGAGTGACTGGAGAATAGAGAACTTACAATGGCTTTGTTACAATTGTTATTTCCTTTTTATAGGCAATCCTTTCACTAACAAGATGTTAGAGAAGATAGAGACAATGCCATTTGAAACACCAGAGATAAAAGAAGAAGTACAAGAGCTTTATCAACTCGATGAATTCTATTATGATCATCTAAAGAAGCTAGGTTTAGATGGACAAGGAGATCTATTATTCAAAGAAGAGGATCTCATAGACTACAAAGATCCAGACGATGGATCAGAATTCATTGATATTCGTAAGTAACTTATTGGTTTTCAATCACTTATGCATAACTAATTGATAATCAATCAGTTAGGGATTTTAATTATTTTTTAGCGTTTTACAAAGATCTTTGAAGAATATTCAATGAATCCTAGACTTTACTAAATGAAACAAAAAGTTTAAAAAAAGTTTAGAAAAAAGTGCACCGGTTAAAAAATATGTCTTAATTTTACTATGTAACAAATCAATAATGAATATGAGCATCATCATCAACACCCTCAGTATCAGTACTTCAAATTTTATTCAAGGTCGTAAAGGAACGTACAGGGCGATAGTAAAATGTCCTGCTGGCTTTTATACTGTTTCGACTCTTAGAACTGACTATGAAGGATTTAAGCCTTCCGATATCCTTACCTTCTTTAAGGCAGGCGGACTTGCTACTATTGAGTTCAAGGCTGACGAATCTACGTATGATACTTGGCTTACTGTATTTGCAATGAAAGGTAAGAAGTGTGTTACTATTGATCAAGACATTATGAAGGACTTGACTGTGGGTATCATCAATCAATATTGGGTAGATACCAACCTCTACTCTCAAATGCAATATGCTATAGTGAATGCTAAGACATGGGTTGATAAGGCATTCATACAGAACGCAGCCTAATTATCTAACCAATCAAAATAAAAGTTATGTCATACACAAAAAGAGAACTAGAAAATTTAGAGACAATAGAACAAGCGTGGGATGGTGATGAACTCAAGATCGAAGAAGAAGGATACAAAGTATGGCTCACTCACAGAGACAACAGAGCTTACAATGGAGACTACACTATTGAGACTTTGGTAGACGGTAGATGGGAACAAGAAAATTGTATATTTGAATAAATAAAAAATAAGTTATGAAAGCTTATCAAGTATTTAGAGGAGATCACGACAAACACGGTCGTCAACGTTTCGACTTAGTAGCTACATACTTAGACAGACAACGTGCAATAGATCATGCGGAGAAAATAGCTCAGGAAACTCCATTGCATGGTGACGTTTTAGAATTTGACGGATGGTGGGCAGAAGGAAAATACTGCAGTTGGAGTGCTGTAGGGTGGGAGAGAATGACCTTAGCTCAATTTGAAGAGATCGAAATTACAGAATAAAAAATAAGTTATGAATAAGAAAGAATTAGAAAGGATCATTAGTCTAAGTCAAAAACAGTACATGAAAGAAAATCCAAACTATGAACTCATGTTCCCAGAGGGATGGGATGATGATAGTAAGTGGCCAAGATTCGAGTATGACTACGACTCCTTTAGAAAGACCCAGATTGAGATCGATGACTACATGGAGCGTATGGCCGGTTGTTGATCAAAATAGTCAGGTGAGCGTAATGCGGGACGGTCCCAAATCTCTTAATGAGTTGCTTATCCGGTTCGAGTCCGGCCCTGACTACAAAAAACAAAATAAAAAAAAGTGTTCCACTATAAAAATCAATATATATAGGTTCACAAAAAAGTCTTACATTTATCATATATTAAAAACAAAACAAAAACAAGCAGTTATGCAAACAACAAACCGCCCAAGTAGCTACACTAAGCTTAGCTACATCCAGAAAGTTAGCCGTGTTAACCGTAAGCTCCGCACTGGAGACATTACTAAAGTTGCAGAAAACACTGGCTTTAGTCCTAACTACACCTCCGAGGTTCTCTCAGGTAAGTACTTCAACGATCGTATCGTTAATGAAGCTTATGACATGACAAGGGGTCGTATCGCGAACCCAGTTAAGTTGTCCAGTTTGGAAGCTTAATCTATCGCTTATTGATTGTTACGGCCTGGGATTCTCTATCCTGGGCCTTTTTTATAACTAATTGATAATCAATCAGTTATGATTTTACTAAATAATCTTTAATCCGGTCCAAGATATATTGAAGAATCTTCAGAGTTTTGTATATTTTACTAAATGAAACAAAAAGTTTAAAAAAAGTCTGCAGAAATGTGCTCCAGTTCAAAAATGTGTTGTATATTTACAATGTAACAAATCAATAATGAATATGGACATCAAGATCACGGTTATCAACCACTTTACCAGGAAAACAATCATCGACAGTGTAGCTACTGTCCCTAATGATTGGTCAGTTGTAGAAGCCAACCACAAGGCTTTCTCTGAAATGCATCCCGATTGTTATGTCAATTTCGTATGTGAAGAGACTAGGTCTTACATTTGCTCTCAGCCGTACAATGAGTTACAGGATGAGCGTGCTTACGACGAGGGTCGTATGACATGGGAACAGTATTGTGACAAGTGGTACAAAGGTGCCCTGTCCGGTTGTAATGAGGACGACATGCCTGACTATGAGATCGAGCGTCAGATTGATGAGATCCGTGAGGCTGAGTGGAACGCTATGGACTCTATTTGTTATTAATTAATTCAAAATAAAGGTTATGAATAAAATAGTAATAGATCTCACAGACGTATCAATTTCAGAAATGGTAAAGTCCCAAGGAGACTTTAATCGATCTGATAAAGAGAACAACGATTGTACAGTACTAGCCATGTCTGCGTCATTTGGAATTTCGTATGACAAAGCAAATGAGTATTTCAAAAAGAACCTTGATCGTGTAGAAGGTAAAGGAGTCAGGTTGACAAAACTCAGATCTCATTTTGACACAGTAGAACAGGTTAGGATAGGCGACGTTACAAAGTCTGTACGTCCTGTAGATACTAAGAACGCTTATGTCTATAAGAGGACAGGCAAAGTCAACTACTGCAGAATGAACCTGAATTCATTCATAAAGAAATATCCTAAAGGATCATACTACATGGTCGCAGGTTCACATGCCTTCGTCATCAAAGACGGAAAGGTTATCGACCACGACTATATGAAAAGTAAAATGAATCGAGTAGTTAAAAACGCATGGCAAATAAAATAAAAGTTATGACAAAATTAGAATTTATGCAAATGGCAAATGAGCAGGCAAAAGCAATGGCAACTGAAATGGTAGGCGATGGACAGAGTCCTAACAAGTTCTTTGTGACTTCCTCACCTTACTACATGGTAGTAGACGAATTTGGAGATAGAGAGTCTGAGTTACTTGACGGATACGATATTAAACATGGAGAGACTAGAGTATTTGATAGTCTTGAAGAGGCAGAGGAATATTATGATCAGGTTGATCTTGATATCTATGAAGGTATAGGATCAGTCATGATAGAAGATCGTAAGTCTGGTACTATAAGAGAAAAGTGCTTGGAAAAAATAGTAAAGGTAGACTATATAGTGAGTGAGTATGATGACACAAAACTTTTTGGATATAAAAAATAAGTTATGAAAGCAAAAACAGCAGTAGAATGGTTGTACAAAGAACTTTACGAAACACCTCGTACATTATGGGAAGATCAATTGATAGAGATATTTAAACAAGCCATGGAAATGGAAGAGGATCAAATCAAAGAAGCGTTTCAACTTGGTGAATTAAATGAGAATTCCTTTCAACATGTTGGTAAAAGAATCCACAAAGACAAACAGGAATACTATAACAAATCTTATAAAAAATAAATGTATGGACAACAACATCAAAATAAAAAGTAGCTACATTCCAGAAGAGACTATGGACGTTAACGAATGGTGTGAAATGTTTAAAGTAGGTAGTAGAGTAGAAAAATATAGAGGAGAAGATCGTAGTGGCTTTCTCAACTCTCAATATGACTTTGTAAAACTATTTGAATCCACTGAGAGGTTAAGTTTCTTGGGTAAAATAAAAAATCTTATATTAGTAGATCTATGATAATTGTTCACACGTTTCAGGTACCGTTTTTCTGGACTGATGAAGTCGGTCCTTATGTAATTGAAGACGGAGTTAGGAGAGATCTTCCAAGTGGTACTACTAGGAAGGATCTTATATGGTTCAGACGCCCATATCCAGGAGGTAAGAATGAGGCATTCAAAACAGAGATGGAATGGGAAGTCCCAGGATCTGGTACTAAGAAATACAGTGTGGCTTTATATGGAGACTCTTGGTCCTGTAATTGTCATGCCTATAAATTCTCTGGAAACAAAAGAAGCTGTAAGCACGTAGAGGAGATCAAGTCTTCATATTTATCATAGGATCCCTTAATCTAAAAAGGCTTACTATGAACAAGAAGACTAAAGACTTTATCAAATATGTCAAGAGTGAATGTAAGAAGTACGGAGTTAAGTGTGACCTACGAAATACAAAGTACGTCAAACTCTCAGGAAATATAAAGTGCTCAGGATATTTTGATGAAGAGGTTCCGGCTTTAGTATGTTCAATGAATAGGCCAGATGCAATAGAGATCCTTGCCCACGAGTTCTGTCACCTTACACAATGGGTAGATCAGATTGATCTTTGGAAAGGTTGCAATGTTTCTATGCCACTCGTTGATGAGTGGTTAAGTGGAGCAGAGGTTCCTAATATAAAGAAGCACTTAGGAGTTTCTAGAGATCTTGAATTAGACAATGAGAAGAGGGCAGTGAAGTTAATCAAGAAGTTTAATCTGGACATAGATGTGGACCATTACATTAGAAAGGCTAATGCGTATGTATTTTTCTATAACAGACTATTGGCCACTAGGAAGTGGGCCACTCCACAAAATAGTCCATACACAAACCAAAGGATAATAGAGAAAATGCCCAGATACTTTAGGGCAGACTATTCAGTCACTCCAAAAAGAATTGAAAAGGTATTTATCCAAGAAAATCTATAGTCATGACAGATCAAATAAAGCCTACGAGAAAACATGTGAATAAGATATTTGAATGGTGTGTTAATCAATACGGCAAATCTAAGTTCAATAAGACTCTTCCTGTAGTTGAGTTCAAGAAGCCAGATTATTATACAGAAGGATGTATGGCATTCTATGATGAGATAGAGTCAGTCATATACATCAATAAGGAGCAAAATGATAACCTACCAGAGTTGGTAAATAGTATTATTCATGAGTATGTGCACTATAAACAAAACATGAAGCATTATCAGATACTTAGTTTATATTTACCTGATAATAAGAATCCTATGGAAATAGAAGCCATTAAGATTGCCAAAAGAGATACAAAAAAATGCCTTAAAGAGGTATTTGATATATCAATTTTAAAGTAAGATTAATATTTATTGTTATATTAAAAAACTAATATAATGATCCTATTGGACGTGGTGGAAACAAATGGCATCAGAGAATATTTTTTACAATACGGTGTTTTAGGACTACTGGCTTTTATTCTAGGGTATTTTGCATGGATGCAGTATCAAAGACTTGTGAAAAAGAATGATGAATTAGAAATTAAAGTAGATAAGCTGCAAGAAGAGATGATGCAATTATTAGTACAAGAAAGAGATAGACTTGCTGAATTGATCAAAGAGAATTCAGAAGCGCTTAGAGAATTACAGAAAACTATATTGAAATACATGGTTAAAAATAATGAGTGATGGATTACAAAAGACTTTCTTTAAGCAAAATGGGAGATAAGCTTATTAAAACATTAGAAGCTAAAGAACATTTTGATCGTCGAGAACAAGAAAAGTCGTATATAAAAAAAGTATTAATTCTCAAAGAGATATTAACCACAGAATTTAAGTTCGTTACACAAAATAAGGTAGCGCATCCAGCATATGCCACACGCGCACAGGTCCTCGAGAAGCACATCAATTACGTTAAGAAGATACAGAACAACAAGGTATTTGAGACTTCAGATAAGCAAATAATTGATCAACTTCTAGCTAAATATAGCTAATTTCATAACTAATTGATAATCAATCAGTTAGGAATCCCACTAAATAATTTTCAATCCAGGATAAGAATCTTTGAAGAATCTTCAATGAATCCTAGGTTTTACTAAACAAAACAAAAAGTTTAAAAAAAGATTGAAAAAAAGTGCTTTGGTTCAAAAATAGTTAGTATATTTACAATGTATCAAACAAATAAAGGTTATGAATAATCAAATTGTCCTCTCTGCACTTACCACACAACTGACATCTAAACAAGCAGAACTTAGCAATTACGAGCAAACAGTACATGAGCCTGAAGTAGCTCGTATAAATGATCAGATCTTACAGTGGTTCAAAGATAATGTCTGTGAGCACGTCAAAGGCGTCAAGGCTGTAGAAAATCAAGTTTCAATACAAAGTCACGCAAGTACATATAGCCGCACTCATTTGACAATAGAGCGCAGATGGAAAGACACCGAAGACTATATGAGATTCAATACTTACTCTACTGATTTTAAGACTGGCGAAGACAACGATAGGCTTGACACGATTGTCAATGGTAAAATAGGTGAGCACTTCTACGCTATTCAACATGTGTTTAGTAATGTATGGAACCCACTTTTCCAGAAAGCATCAGAGCCTCTAAACAATATGTACTCTGAGGTAGAACAATTGGATCGTAGTATCCGCATACTTAAGTCAGAGATGGAAAGTCAAGCTAAAGATCAATACAAGAAAGTCGGTTTTGCTTGTCAACTCAACCCTGAGAAATACATCAAAAATCAGTGGAGTAATGAAGGAGCTCCTGAATTGATAGATCAAAATCATACCATAAGATTGCAAACAGGTAGAAGCAACTATGACTACATGTATGTAAACTCTTTCAAGATCAAAGCGATAAACAAGTACAAGTGTACTTTGGAAGTCTCTAATGGAGATAATATAAAAGACTACGAGGTTACTGTGACCGCCATGAAATTCAATAGCTTCATCGACCAAGTATTCGAATGGCAGAATGGTAAGTCAGAGAAAGCAGCGGCTAGTATGACAGAAAGGTTCAATAGGCTTTATGCTAAATATGAGAATGCTTAATCAAATTAAAAAATAAAAGTTATGGGACTAGACATGTATTTATACAAGAAGAGTTATCTCTTATCAGGAGATTGGATTAAAGAGGAAGCTAGAGAGTCGGTGACTATCACTAAAGGTGGCCAACCACATCCTAACATCAAATCTGACAGAGTTAAGTATATCATCGAAGAAGTCGGATATTGGAGAAAGGCGAATGCCATTCACAAATGGTTCGTCGATAATGTTCAAGATGGAGTAGATAATTGTAGTATCTATGACGTGAGTACAAGTCAATTGGAAGATCTTCTTAGTTTATGTAAAACAGTTTTAGAAGATAAAGACAAGGCTCCAGAATTATTGCCAGCTCAGTCAGGCTTTTTCTTTGGTAACACTGACTACGATGAGTATTATTTTGGAGACTTGATACAAACAATGGAGATCATTGAAGACTGTTTATCTGATAATGACGCTGAATTTCAATATTCATCTAGTTGGTAAAATAAAAAATAAAGGTTATGATAACGTGTAAATTGACATTGACAGATTGGTTCACTAAAAAGAAGGTGACTAAGATAATTATGCCAAAAGATCCTGTAGTGGCTGCAAAGATCCACTCTAAAAACAATCCTAATTGTAGTGTAGTGGTCGAGTATCATGATCCAAGATCAAAGAGGATTGTAGAACTTCCTTACAATATGACCTTAGATCAGGTTCGTGTAGAGGATGAAGACTATCCTACAATGACCATGGATCAATTCACCAAAAAGTGGTATGGCAAAATTAGTAAAGCCAAGATAAAAGAAATAGAACAAGAAGTCGAATCAGAATATGAAACAGAAAATCATGAAGACATTTAAAGACTTGGAATTCGTAGAAATGAAAAGTAACTTCTACAATGGAGTTCAGTCTGTAGTACAGTTTGATAATGGATATGGAGCTAGTATCGTTAGACATAACTTTAGTTATGGAGGTAGAGAAGGACTCTATGAACTTGCGGTACTAGATGAAGATGGAAATATTCATTACGATAATCCTGTGGCAAATGGAGATGTTAGAGGGCATTTAACGCCTGAAAACGTAACAGAATTACTAAAACAAATTCAAGAGTTATGAAAAAGTATTGTAAAGTTTGTGGAGATCTTATTCATCCAAAAAGAGTTGAGCTCGGATATTCTACTACATGCGTAAAGCATTCAACAGCTTCCAAATACACAGGAATTGTAGCGGCAGGATCTAAGAATGACTTTGAAGTTCATGTAATTAAAGATCCTGAGTTAGGTAAAAGACTTGTTGATATGTCCAATATTTATTAAAAAACAAATATGAACTACGTTAATCCAGTTGAATATAGTAAGAAGATCATGTCTTTGATGGAAGATGAGATACCTGTATCTGAAGACACTGTACCTGTTAAAGGAGAGATGACTATGAAGGAGAGAATCTCTAAATTATCTCCAGATGAGAAAACCAAACTACAGGAATACGTTGATGCTATTAAAGAGATCAAGAAAGAGATCTATGAACTTCTCCACAAAGATCAAGTAGAAGAAGCAGGTGGAAACATGAGTTCAGGATTATACCTTAGTCCAGAAGAATAAAACAAAATAGAAAAGTTATGAATAATTTAGTTGCGGGAATATTATGGGGAGTTATAGGTCAAGTCTTATCATTTATCCAATTACAAGCAGGAGTAAAATGGGGTTGGACTGAGAAATACAGTATAGCTCTTATGTTTGTAGGACTTCCCATTAGTTGGGCATTCATGAAGAGTGTTCATAACTTTATCACAGCATTTGATGGTGCACAATGGCCTTCAAGACTATTAGGTTTTGGGATTGGAGTTGTAGTATTCACTGCTTTAACTTGGGTAATGTTTAGAGAAAGTATTACACTTAAGACTTCAATTTGTTTGTTTCTTGCATTATGTATAATTTTGGTACAAATACTGTGGAAATGAAAACTATTGTATTAGGAGATACTCATGGGAGATCAAACTGGAAACTGGCTATTTATCAAGAAGAACCGGTCGATAGAGTTATCTTCATAGGTGACTACTTTGATTCTTATGATCTAAGTGGAGTAGAGCAAATCAATAATTTCAAAGAGATTATAAGATATAAAGAATCTAATCCTCAAGTAGAAGTCATAATGTTAATAGGTAACCATGATCATCATTATTTTCCCGAGATAGGATATACTGGTACCAGTGGATACCAAAGTAGGATAGCGCCATCAATTACTCAGGTTATAGATGAGAATAGACAACACTTACAAATGGCTTATCAAATGGATGAGTTTTTATTCACTCATGCTGGAGTAAGTCCTGTGTTTATGGATGAAGTGTTTGGTAATAATGGATGGCAAAAAGAAAATGTAGCAGAAGATCTAAATGAATTGTTTAGATATAAACCTAGAGCATTTGAATTTAATGGTTTTGATGCTTATGGAGATAATACAACACAAACTCCAATTTGGATTAGACCTAGATCATTAATGTCTGCAAATAAGAAACATGATAAAGGCTTAAAAAAAGATTATATCCAAATTGTAGGCCACACAGGAATGAAGAAACTTGATTTAAAAGGTAGTGATCAATTTACAGGTGGCAGATATTACTTCATTGATACAATGGAAACATCAGG